GTATTCCGTCTATCTGCAACATTCCAAAGTAAAGGTTCTGTTCTACTCTCAACAAACCTTTTAGATTCTTTTGCAAACGTATGTGGGTAATCTTTAATAGCAGGTGTACATATCATCCATATTGCTCCATCTGGACCGACTCCAGCCATACCAGCAGTCTTGCCGTTAGGCACTGTGAAATACACAGCAGAGCCTTCTTGAGCGATGAATTTAGCATATCCTATTGGATCATACCCGTGACCCTCTTCGACCTCTCTACGGTCTTCTGGACGTAAATTAGAGGCCACCTCTATGGCAGCCTCCATTGTTATTGGGTGAATGTATTTAGACACGTTTATAGTTTCTAGGTGAATAATCTCCTTCCCACGACATAGCATGTAGTGTAGCAGGAGCTGGGTGTGAAGATTTCAGTAGTATATTTACATTTTTATTTGATTCATATACTGGTACTGTTTGGATATGTTCTGGTAAATATGGTGCATCTGATACTAGATATTCATCTAAGGCAGCAGATTCATATACTTCAGTGTAATCAGTTTTACCTGTTCTCTGTAAAGTAGTCTCATATAAACCTGACTTACCAAAGTTTAATTTAATTCTATGTATAACAAGAGATGAGTTTACATCAGATTTAGTTTGCTGACCTTGTGATTTAGTCATATATAACGTAGGAAATGCTACTGAATATTCATATAGATAACCTATATAGAATGTACCAGTAGACCAATCTCCAGGTACTGTAAAGTCATCTGTATTAGTTACAGTACATTGAGCATAACGTCCTACTCTAGTAGCACCAGTATCTATATCAACTAATACTAATGCACCATTAGGTGAGGTCACTTGATCTATCCAGTCTGACTGGTTTGCAAATGTAGTTAGTTTAGTAGTAGCACTATAAGACCCATTACCTACAGTAGTCCAGTTATCGAGATGTATAAGATAATTAGATGTATCAGATCCTACAGTTTCATCAATACTAGGATCTGTATCCTGTTGCATTAGATTTATCTTCTGTAAGAAATTATCAGTATCTAAAAAATAATACTCATCATCTACAATGAAGTGATATTTAATTGGATTATTTAGTTTCCATTTAAACCAAGCTTGTTGTTTCCTTTCTTCACCATAAGCAAGATATTTGAATCCATATATAATATCTGAATTAGTTTTACCAAATAGTACTAAAGAATTTTCTCTAGAATTTGTAAGTAGATCTATATTTTTTTCTAATAATGTAGGTACAAGTTTACTGGTTTCTCCAACCAAAGGTTCTTGTTCCCTTTGTACACTAACCATTTCATTGAAACGACTATACTTACCTGAGTTATCTATATAACCTACAGTCGTACCTAAAGATATAGGAGGTAAATCTTTATTATAATTATATGTAGATATGCTTCTCAGTTTAGCTGTATCTGGATTTAATATTTCTGCATCAGAAGATAGTAAGAACTGTTGGTTAGTACTAAATACTGTTAACCCAGCAGCTACTTCTATACCATCATATAAATCAGAAGGGAATGAAGAGCTACAAGATATATCTATAGGATCTACAGCACTAACTGCTAAGGCTGTCTTAGCAAAGAAAGCTGGTTTATCTAATTCTCCAGGTCTAGATAATATAACATTCTCACCTGAGAGGAAAGCTAATCTATTACGGAAGAATAGTACTCTATTTATCTTTGAAGAACCATCAGCAAAAGAAGGGAAACGATTAGTTGTATCATCTCCTACTTCACGGTCAGCCCATATATATGTTTTAACTAAGAAGTCTCCATCAGCTTGTCGTTGAAGTACATGAGGCATGAAATTTACATTAAAGCTTTTAACTATACCTGGAGCTGCACACTCTACCCATGCACCTGGACCATCAATACCATCATTACCTTCGAACTTAAGATAGTAATCGTCATCATTTGAATCTCTAGAATTAGCTACTTTAACTATATAACCGTCTCTACATTGAGTAGGTAATTCAGAGACATCATTTACTGAGGCTTGCATAACTCTCATGATATCCTGATCAACTACTTCAACACTAAAAGCTGAAGAAGAATGCAGATAGATACCATTACCTATTATTTTATAACTTACACCTGTTCCTGATAATTCAGTAGTAATTCCTCCTAATATTGTATCAACAGTTACAGCAGTATCTGTATCAAAGGGTGTAGGAGCTGGACGAATAATCCCATTTACACCTCCATTGATAGTACCTTTAACTGCTACAGTTTCGTCATCTTCAACTTCAATTGTATAAGTAGCTTTAGTAGTACTATCACCAGAAGCTCCTCCACCTTTAGCATGAGTTAATGTTACTGTTGTTGTATCACCATCTGCCCAACCTTCTCCACCATGTAATAGGGTTACATTTCTATTATAGGAACAACTATAGATATTAGACGGTTGTTGAGGATCAGTAGCATCATCTTTATTTATTAACTGACCTTGCTGACCTAAAGTTGTAATACGGAATGTCAGATTCTTTTTTGATCCACTAGTTACACTAAATACTTGAGTACCTATACCAGGACATGTACCTGTATCCTGACCTTCAGCTAATGTATCAGAAGCTATTTTAAGTTTAGTAGCTCTAGTTAGATTAGTAGTAGTTTCATTAGCATACAAGTTTAAACCATATTGTCTACCATTCTCTGTTCTTAATAATTCTAGAAAAGCGAAGTGTGAATGCTCTCTAGCAGTTGTTGTACCTGTGGTAAGTACAGTTTTAGATCTATTGTTTAAGAAGGTAGTATCATTAATAGTTAGTGCTTGTAGGTCTTCTGTAGCTGTAACACTACTAGGTGTTAAGTAAGCTGTGATAGCTGTGTGATCAGAGTTGCTTGCGTTATAAGCACTGTTATCTGTATGATACCATACATTCTTTTCAGTACCATCGTTACAACTCCACATTCTAATCTTACCATCAGTAGCTATCTGTCCTATATAAGATCCTTCTGATTCATCTCTAAAGTAATGAAACCAAGAACCGTTAGACTGTACGTTGGGTAAGGGTGCATCATGATTTGCTTGTCCTGCAGCTGGTGATACACGTTTAGCTCCAGGTCTTTTATATAATCCTTCAATAGCATCAGGGACAGCATTCACTATATCTTTTACTTGACCTGGAAACTTCTTTAGATCTGGCTGTTGTGATATACCAGCAAAGTAGTTATCTATTGTTTGAGTTACTGAAGCCATTATCTTCCTAACGACCTCCAAGGTTGATATGCATTGTATGTACTATCTTCAGGTAGACCGAACATAGTATGGTTCCCTTGATTACATTCATACTCCATAACTGCAGCTCTAGCTAATGCTTCTTGCTGTGCTAAAAGTTGAGCTAGTTGAGGATTACCTACTAACTGTGTAGCAGCTCTAACTGCTGATTTATATATTATATATCTTTTAAATACTTCAGGTAGATCTTCATAGCTAAGTAGCTTAACTATATCTAAATCAATACCGTCTGTTAACTCATCCCAATCATCTGTGTGATCATACTTATCATATAAGTAACCACTTCTTTTTACTACATCGTAGTTTCTTTTAGACCAACCATCAGTAACATCCATCTTTAGAATATCATTACCAATAGCTATCTTCTTTACACCACCTACATCTTGAGGTGTATATTTAACATGTCTTTCTGTATTGAAGTGCCAGCCTTCAGACTGTACATCAACATTAGAATCTCTAAGTAAATTATATATAAATCCTATCTCTGGATTAGTCTTATTAATACTTGTTATTGGGGATTGACCAATAGCTCCCAAGATAGCATTTACAGCGGAGAGTTCGGTCTCGTTATCAATTGTCGTGGAAGCCATAAAATTATATAAAAAAAAAGGGGAGCGTTAACTCCCCGTATGTACATTAACCGAATGCAGCTGGCTTTGTAGCTGTTCCACAGAACAACTCAACAGAAGCAGCAGGGTTAAGATAGTCGGCCCCCATTGCGAGCCTTCCTAATATAACATCTCCTTGGTAGATGACTGATACATCTCCAGATGTTACTTGGACTTGAGGTCCA